GGAAGCTGCACCATCTTGAAGATGCGGCTTTCCGACTCTTGAATGAACGTGTTGAGCTGGCTCGTAAACGTGGTTTCTGAAACCTGCAAATAATCTTGAACCGCTGTTTTCAGCGTTGCCAATGTAAAACTCATGACGTGGTTACCTCCACAGTGCCAACACTACACGTTAGTCCAAAAGTTTGCAAAGTTGTGCCTAAAATACCATTGCCAACATTGGTGTAAACGGTAAAAAAATTGTTGTCGTTGCCATCGGCAGCTTGGTCTGGCCTAGACACCTGCAAAGCCTGTGGATCTGCGGGTACAGGCTTGGGCATGAGCTGAGGATGCTTGGGCGACCACTGATCTGGGCCAACCAAAAAACCATCCCACGTCATCTTCATGTCTTTCAGGCGATAACGAAACCCTGTGATATCACAGATCCCGTATGCTCGATGGTTGGATGCAAAAGCCATTACGCTGAGTTGTAATTTCTAAGGTCTGGGGCTATGCGGAAAGACGCCCTGTCTTCATCTTGACTGAGTGCGCGTTGAAACTCTTCTTCGTACAAGCCCTTGAGCATAGCAACCTTTTCAGGCGCTCTTTTTAAAGCCAAATAATACGCAAGCCCAGCAGCCAAACACGGGTAAAACCGAAATGGTATCTGCATGGTGTTTGCTCCAGCGTCGGCGTCATCCATGCGGCTTAGCACGTTGAGGTAAAGGCTGTATTTCGAGCTTTGATCTGGTGCAGGCCAAACCGTCACGGTAGGGCTAATCTGCTTGTCTACAAAGTATTGGTTGGGCTTGCCAGTAGTAGATTTTGTAGACAGATTTGCGTACTCGCTGCGAGACATTCGGTTTAACGGCACGTCAGTGCTCACACCGCCAATAGTTTCTCTGATAAACACGTCGAGAACGTCAATGGTTGCTGTGGGATTTGTAGTGTCTATGGTGTACGAGGTTGTGTCTTTGACCATCGCAAGAACCTTTTGGTTCACAGTCCACTGGTTCAAACCACGGTTTGCCCACTCTGCAAGCATAAGATTCAGCGAGCGGTTGGCTGTCTTCAGGTCATAGCCCGTGCGAAGCTCCAAGCCACAACGCTCAAAAGCCTCTTCAATATAGTCAGCTACATCTAGCTCAAAATCTTTACTTCCGCTTACCGCCATCTTTTGTGCCTGCGTAGAGGTTGTCGAATACCTGATTCACGTCCAACGTGTAGTCTAAATCACTTTTCGAGTAGTGGATATGCTGACTGGGCTTAAAGTCTGGAGCGCCTTCGCCTGTCTCAAACCATGCTGGGTGGGTGACTCGCACACGATTGTTAGGTAAGGCAATGATGTTGCCAGTCCACGGCCCTGCGTCGAGAAGCTCCATCACATGGCTTTGCTTGTGCTGCGCGGGATCGTCCGCTATCTCATTCTCCGCGTAGTCCACGGTAAAGAGATATCGAGCAGGATAAAACTCTCCGTCAATCTTCGCCATCCACGGGCAAGGGGTGCAACGATCCAACACATAAACAGCATGATTAAGAGAAGAGCAATCCCAAGGCTGTGCAGCCCAGACTGGCATCGGCTCAGGCCATTCTTCAAATGGGGTGTCGCCCACGAGAGCAGTGATCGGCATTCTTGCCCACATCGCTCCACCATGCACGTTAAGTTCATCAGTGTCATAGGTTTCTGCCCCAGTAAAAATAACCTGAAAGCTCAGGCACCTTGTCGGCATCGTAGTTACAGCAATAACCATAGCGTGTAAAAACTCGCCATGATACTTCTCGTGATTTGCTGTGTACTCCCGCCTAACCCACGCCTTGAAGTGTGGGATATTGCTCTGCAAATACGACACTATCTACGACCAAATAAACCACTCTTTTTGTTTGAAGGCTTTCTCATGCCGCCCTTCGCTGCGCCTTTGGGGGCAATCTTCCCACCTTTAGCCATGCCTTTGGGTGCAACCTTGCCGCCTTTCTTGGCTGTACCGCCATTCTTCATACCGCCGGGCATCATCATCTTTTTTTTGCCGCCCATTGCGCCACCCTTCGTACCCATCTTGCTCTTCATTCTCACGATTTCGCCTCCATCTCTGGCAAATGTTTTGACGTTAGTCGGCTTGCCGCCCACGCCCTGCTTCTTGGATCGCTTACGACTAACTGCCGATGCGATTTCTTTTTTTGACATACCGCTTGCGGTTGATGCTGGTACGCACTTGGGGTAACCGCGCTTAGAATCCTTCGCGCTTTTACGTCCGCACTTCTCAAAGCCGCCGCCTTCCTTTGGAGCTGAGATATCAACCCAGTTTCCCTTTGGCCCTTTGCCAAACCATTGCTTGAGTCCTTTCTGTGGCTTAGCCACGAGGCACTCTAGTTTTCTTTTGCTTGCTAGGCATGATAGCTCCACAGCCTCGGCCCTGCACCATAACTGTTCCGCCCATGTTCATTTTTTTAGCCATACTCTTGGCAATTGCTGTGCCGCGCTTACGTTCATATCGGCTCAGCTTGCCATCGTTGTCGAGATCGCTTTTCTTTGGGTCAAGCGTCACTTCGCCGCCAGTAGCGCCCTTGTATTTGCCACCCATACGCTTGTACTCCTGAACCATCCAGCCATTAGCGTATGCGCTCGGATAAACGTCAAACTTAGCCTTGGCTTTTGATTTTGCCTTTTTGTACAGCGACGGGTTCGCTACATTCTTTGGTACTTCGCTGGTCATCGCATGAATCTCATATTTTCTGGTCGAAATGCGGCTGGGTTAAATATAGTCGGCTGCTTTGGCGACGCACCGCCTTGAATCGCTGGTGGGGGTGCCACAGCAACCGAAGGGGGTGTTGTTGCTGCAACCTGTGGCGGCGATGCTACAGCAACCTGTGGGGCTGCTGCTGGAGCCGCTGGGCGCGTACCGCCTCGACCTTGGTAATTATCCGCATAATCCATCTGATCTTGGACGCTGCCTGCTGGTATGTAACCCATTGCGTCTGCTTGCCCGTCAGATAAGTTCATAGCAGCGTAAGGATTGAACCCTGCGGCTTCGGATGACGATGGGCCGAAACTCGAATATATATCTCCCTCTGGCTCAACGACGATACCTTGCTGGCCCTCTGCGGAGCCAACGGTCACTGGCGCAGTTGTGGTTCCAGTTGTAGCGCCAGCACCTTGCTGACCCACCTGACCCATCACCTCTTCGGTGATCTGCTTACGCAGCGCATCAACATCTATTTCTGCTGGGATTTGCCCTTGCAAAGATGTTATCTGCTCTTGAAGGGGGTTGAGTGCAGATGAAATGTCAGTGCCGCGCTGTTCAGCAATTGATTGAGAAAGGCTTGAAAGGTCTTCTTGGCTCAAAGCGCCAGTCTGCAATGCGTCTATCATTGAAGCTAGGTCTGCTCTTTCGCTTGTAGCGGAGTCAACCGCCGACTGAAACTGAGCGGTTTGGTCGCTTAACCCAGACAATTGGGTCTGAATTGACTCAATTGGCAGGGAGCCGAGGTTTTCTGCCACGCCGCCAATTTGCTGTTCTAAAGCTGAAATAAGGTCTGCTGTTTCGCTTCTTATTGCCTCAGACTGTGCTGCGTTGCCCGAATCCACGTCGGTATACAGGGTTTCGAGCTGTTGGTTTAAGGAGGTAATTTCACTCTGAGTTGCGTCAGCAGAACTCTTTTGAGCCTCATTAAGCTGGGCATAGTTGCCTTCAATGACGCTGTTGATGTCTGTCAGGTCGCCCGACAAAGATCCAATTCTTGTTTTTAGGTCACCTATTAAAGAGCCTTGGCGATCACTCAGGTCACCAATAGCAGCGGTTTGAGCTTCTCTGACCAGCTTATCGCCTTCTTCAATTTGACGGGCTAATTCAGCTCTTTCATCCAAACCAGCCTGTCGCAGACCTAAAGTTTCTGCGTCAACGCCTCGGCGCAGCTCGTCAATGCGGCCTTCTAAAGCCGTAGTTAAATCAGATCGCTGAGACAACGCAGCGTCTTCAGATGACGCCAGCTCTTCTCTCAAAGCGTCTCTAAGCGCATCAATCTCGGTTTGCCTAGCCAAGCCAGCCGCTTCATTTGCAGCGGTTTGCTCAGCCATGATGTCTTCATATTGTTTTGCAAGAAGATCCTCTGTGGACGGCTGTGTAGCGTCCAAGGTTCTCATTGTTGGCCCAACTGGGTCAGCCCTTGTGCCACGGTCATAGACCGGGCGCTGCATCAAGTAGTCATCTAGGTCGCTGTATGCAGAACTTGAGCTTCCGTACTCGTCTAGCGCAGCCTGTAGATCGTTGGATTCAGCCATTA